CCAACAAAATTTAAACCAAGTGAAAAAGTCTACAAGCGTGGAGTGAAAGCGTCTAAACTAAAAGACAAGCACTTCTATATCAAAGATGTAGCAAAAGAAGAACTATTCAAAGTAATCAACGAGGATAGAACTAAACCAAAACAAAGACAGAAATGTGTAAACGAACTTCAGCGTAGAGGTATCAAAATTGAATGGGTGGTGCAATCATGAGATGGAGTGGAAAAACAAAACACATTAGTGTAAAAAAGAAAACATCACAAGGCGATTCACACAAAAGAGTCAGTCTGAATATGAACAAAAACAAAAAGCGTTCTTTTAAAAAGTACAAAGGACAAGGCAGATAAATGGGGAAGATTATTCAGTTCCCCACTGTAACCGAAGCCTCGCGTATACATGATGAATTAACTATATGCGAGGAAGAGATTAAGTTAGCATTGGACGACATTCAAGATTTGAATGACATGGTTGTCGAGTTGACAGCGCACTATGAGGCAATGCTAGATAGATTATGTCAAATACAGGGTATCAAAATGCCTGAGGAGTTAAAATTCGATGATTAAAGGTAGTATGATGTATGACCAGCACGGTCGTAAGCGTAAAGTAAAAAAACTATACACAAGTAAGAAAGCGACGCCTAATTTCGCTAAACAAGAGGCAAAACAATTTAAAGATACGAAAAGCATACCTAGTATGCCTGTGGGAGAGTACAAAACTCCACAAGACAATTCGTATAAAAAAGACATCAGTAAGCAATACACGGTATCTATTGCTTATAACAAGGGTGCTTATCAAGTGATACCAAAGAAAGAGGTTAAAGACATTGGAAAATAGACAAAGATATACTCGCCACTATGCAGTTGGAATGTGGGCGAATGGAAGTAAGATAGCTGCGATACAGTACCCTTTAGACACTAGACCTAAGTATGAACATTGGGAATGTCCTTCAAGAAATTGTAGGCACATGACAGTATACTTAGAAAATGGTAAAGTTTTAAGGGATGACGATTTAGTTTTAGATAAAAAAGCATGGGAGGCAGTACAATGAGTAAAATAAATGATTATGCAAGATTTGTAGACCAGTGCACGTCTGAAACAAGTAAAGATACTACTAAAATGTGTGATAGATTGGATAAACTCATGGGAAATCATACAATGCAGAATGGAGTCATGATTGACTGTGAGATAGATATGGCAAGATTGATGACTGCCTTGATAGGAATGATGGCAGAGTCAGGAGAGTTTGCAGAAGTAGTAAAGAAGAAAGTATTTCAGAACAATACGCAGTTCACAAACGACGAAATTTTTCACATGAAAAGAGAGTTGGGTGATGTGCTATGGTACTGGGTACAGGGATGTAAAGCGTTAGGGTTTACTCCTGAAGAAGTAATGGATGAAAATATTAACAAACTAGAGAAGCGTTACCCTAACGGCTTTGAAGTAATACGCTCAGAGGTTAGAGCAGAGGGGGATATATAATGGCAAATCATGTACACTTTACAATCCACATACAAGGGGTTGATGATGACATATTTAATAAGTATGTTAAGAGTGAAAAAAGAACTATCAAAGATTGGAATGACAACGATATGGAAATCACAGAGCTTCTAGAGATTGAAGAACAACCCTTTATGAGTAATGTTTCTAAGGAATTTGACGAAGATGGTGATTTAAAAGACTCATATGACTGGTACTGTAATAATGTAGGTGCTAAGTGGTGTCATATTGAGGAAATGCAAGATGGGTACATTAGCGGCTACAGTGCATGGAGACAACCTAACGAGTTAGTACTAAATCTATTGGAGTTCTATGCAGCCGAGCAAGGCGTTGGAGTTAAGGGTTCTTTGGCTCGTGCAGACGTTGATAGTGTAAGTGCTAGTATGACTTATGAAGATGAGTTCAGAAACTTTATGGGTAAGCAATACTATGGAGTTGAATACGACTCTGAAGCTTCTATGGCAGGAGAAGTATCTAACCTTTATAATGCTTATGAAGAAGATTGTATAGAGACTGATGGAACTGAACTTATGGAGCAGTTTGATGAGTTATATCCTAGTCTAAACAGTAGTGATAATGACTTCGAGTGGCACGAAGAACACGAAGTAGATGGAGAAACAATCTATCCTTACGAAGTAATGGATGAATTAGCAGACCAATTCTGGGAGAGAGTATAATGAGTCAATATGATGACATAGTTGAAAAACGAAGACTTTATCTAGAGGCAGAAGATTGGGGTAATAAAGTATCCCAACACTATGTCTGTAAAGGTGGAGTGGGAGACTTAGGATTTGGAATGGGCTACTTTGTTTACTACAATAACGGAGCAGTGCATAAACTAAATAAAAAGAAGATAACAATAGTGCAAAATCAATTACCAATCGAAGAAGTAATAGACGCATATACAAGAAAGGAGAGCTAAAGTGGCTATAAATTATACACAAGACCAAGTAGAGTATATAGTAAACCAGTATAGATTGAGTCCTACTAGGGAAACTGTGGAAAAATTAGCAGAAGAACTAGAAAAGAGTATAAAATCTATCATTGGTAAGCTAAGTAGAGAAGGTGTGTACAAGAAAACCGAGTACACGACAAAAACAGGTGAGAAACCAATAACGAAATCCCAGCTGGTGCAAGAACTGGAGGAGCTTCTAGAATGTTCCCTCCAAGGACTAGAAAAAGCTCCAAAGTCTGCCCTAGTTGAAATTCGAAATGCAATAGGAGAAGAAGATGAGAGTATGTAAACTGACAAAGTCCCTAGAGAATGGAAAACTGATGGAAAATCACGGCATGTATGCAGAGGTGCTAGAGTTATGCGAAAGCCCAACGGGTATGAAAGCAAGACTCGAGTTTCCGAGTGGTCATAAAGAACTGCTGTGCGTGAGACGACTAAGAATGCTACAGCAAGATGTTCCTAAATCTAGAGGAAGCTTCTGGGATTAGTATGAAAATTCCCTTTAATTAGACCCACCTTGTGTGGGTTTTTTATTGCCAAAAAAATTTTGGATTGGCGCAAGTTGTGTTGAATTGAGACGAGTTTTTAGTAATTGTAAGTGTTAAGGAATTGAAATGAGCAAGAACAGCTCACTTTAGACAACGCTTGGTTATCTTAGTTGATTAGATTATACAATCTCTTCTCTATCTTTATCTAACAAACAACTCCACACTTCCCGCTTAGGCTCTCAGTGTGTCGTTTTGTAAATTTTGATAAGCGAGAAGAACAAGTAGTTTGTATTTGCTTATAATCTAAATTATGTATTTATTATATCACAACTTTCATCATAAAGCAAGAACTGTTTTTCTCAGGGGTATGAGTTAAGGGGTTGTTTCGGGTTTAGTTGATAGAAAAATAATTTTCTCTATGAAGTTTACTTGTATTAGAATATTCTATCGTCCTCTCGAATTGGATTTCTTGGGAGATTTTCTTCTGATAAGTCTTGAATTTTCGCTTTCTTTTCTTTTTCGTGCCTCGAGCTCTAGATTTCTTTTCCTAGAATTGTTCATTTGATTTCTTCGAGAGTTCGGTTTTGTATAATATTTTCTTTCTCGACACTCCTCTTTTACCCCAGCATTGTCACATTTTTTGCGAAAGATACGCAGTGCTTTTTCGAAGCTCATATTTTTACACTCTATGCTTGGCATCTAACCTCCTGTGAAAACTCCATCCACGTTTCCGTAGATAGTATACCTGTGAGGCGACTTGCGACGTACTTCTGTCCAGTAGAGTTGCAATATCTTCCGTTGACTTTACATTGTAATGCCTCTTTAGATATTCTTTTTCTTCCTGTGTCCATCTTCTATTATTATTCATACAACAATTATAACAAAATTTTCGGCATGTGTCAAGAACTATTTATGTGTAGGTGCAAACAAGAACGAGTCTTGTGTGTTGGTCTGGCATGGTGACTCGGTGTTCATGATTGTCAAAGAGAAGTGCCGTATTGGGAATACACTCAATAGTATGAGTCTTATTATCACATTTAACCTGTGTTGTCCACTCTGGTTGCCCATGTAGATAAAATATAAGAGACTTACCTTCAGTGCCTTGTTTGTGGTCGTAGTGCCATATACTATGGGACTTGCCATTGGGATAGTTAAGATTCAATGCCAGTCTACGAATGTCTCCGAGTTTTTCGCCCATTGGTCTTAGTATAGTTCTGACAGTATTTAGTAGAAAACTGTATTGTGTATCAGTTACACCAAGTTCGTCATGATAGTCAAACCAACGTTTCTTTTCCTGTATGGCAACACATCCGAGCATGCCCAAGTCATCTTTCGGTGTAAAATCTTTGCAGATACCAAACTTGAAGCTACCATAACACAATTCCTTAAAATGGTAAAAGTGTTCATCTGACAGTGCATTTTCTAGAGT